TACATGAAGCCACGTGAAGCCCGGCCAAAACATGATTGCGCCAAGGATTGCCCCGCATTGGATAGTCCGGTAAAAATGGTAGAAACCGTCCGTTTGCCACCATAGGGTTTTCACCGTGAGGTTGTTTAAGCCCTCGGTAACCCCTTCAAAAAACATGTAAATAAGAATGCAAAGCAGGGTGATAGTCATAGTTTCCTATGTGAAGCAATAGTTAAAATGTTGTCGTCGATTTTTTGTAATTTCGTATCGATCGATTTAAATCTGTCTTCGCCGGTTTTCATTACAGTTTCTATTCGTATCAAGGTTTCATTGATCGGGCGCAGGTTCTCCCCGCAGATTCGCGCGTGCGCGTCCTTTGTAAGCACGGTCGCGCCGTTGGTCCCCTTAGACTGTTTAAGAAGCTCCTCTATATCTCCCACTGTAGCTGGAGATGATCTTTTGCTTTTTATTGTAACATCTCTCCCGACAATCCATGACCAGCACCATTTACCGGCAAATAAAAGAGCCCCCCCGACGATTCCCGCTATACTATGAGTTACCGGATCAAGAGCCATTTCAATTTTCCCCCTCAAAGAATTTAACCGCGATTGAATCCATAACGCGAATATAGCAACGCGCCAATGGCTTTTTAGTTGTCACCATCCAATAACTTCTTTCGCCGGTTCTTCGTGATTGGCATTCAGCAACAATACCGATATGTTCGCCTTGCGGACCATCGAACGAATGCTCGTATCTGGTTATCCGTATCACGCGCCCGAAGTTATCCGAAAAATCCTTGAGCTGGTCGGCAGTCATAAGATTATGATGCGCTTAAATATGTGATTGTTTGAGCCGGTGAACTTGTCGTATCATAGGTCACTGCAATTGCAATAGATGAACTGGTTAACGTCAAATATGTAAGGTAAGTGTTTCCTGGTACTGCATATAAACACGGTACATTGACGGTTCCCCCTTGCGGTGCCGGTAATGAAAGCCCCGTAAATGAATATGTCGTCATTGCCGGTAAATAAATAGTCACGATTCTATTTACTTTTGAATAGTAGGCTGTATAGGCTCCAATCGTCAGGGTATTTGTTGAAACAGCACCGCCGAAAAAAGTATTGAAAATTGTCTGAAGTTGAGTATTGATATTTCCAATCGCCTGCCAGAACCAACACAACCAACGAAAGATAAGGTTTAAATATCCGTTCATGCTTCTGCGTGAAGGCATGGTATTCCATGGAAAACCTGTTACATTGAACCCACTGTAAAGGGTCGTAGGCGCTGCGCTTACAAAGTGTCCGCTTCCATCGTTTGTCGGCGTTGGAGTATCGGCAATAACGGGGCTGACTGGACTTCCGGGTAATCCAGTGTTTGCAAGCGGATCGTCCGGTTCAGTATAAGCTCCTCCGGGGCAAGTAGTCCCCTGCGCTGGAAAGGTTAAGTTCGTAATTGAATTATAAGCCATGATTTACCCTTTCATTAATATTGTTCGTTCCAAGTACCCTGTAAAATAGTCAACCCTGAAGTATCGGTTCCTTCTCCCCAGCCGCCGCCGAATGGGAAAAGCACCGTGCCGTCTTCGGCATCATCCCAAACGAAGGGCGCAACTTGTCCTGTTATTACCAAATTTACATTTATCCCGGCAGCGACCACCGTTTGAATTTGCGCTTGAAGCTGCGGGTCTTCGCCATCCGATATAATCGTAGCCGAAGAATAAAGATTTGTCGCGCCTGTAATCGTTATAGTAATCGAGGCGTTACCCAATTCCTGAAGTTGCACCGATCCGCCAGTTATGTTTTCAAGCGCCTGAATAATAAGATCCCCCTGGCCCCATCCGGTATTTACCAAAATCTGAAAATACAAATTCAGCCGATAGGTAGAATCGGGCGCGCCATTGCGCGGACAACCGATCATTTGGCCGATCATATCAAGTTGAGATGTATTTCCGCCATTTCCTTGATTTCCTATCGCATTCGCTATCGAATTTCCATTCATCAACTGGAATAAAACCATTTCGCAATCCTGGCAGCACATGGCAAAGGGCGTCACCGTTGCCGAAAAGCTGCGGTTGCTTACCGACTGCCGGAACTGGCTGATAAGCTGCCCGCATGCAAGAGCGGCGTAATCGGAAATCGCCGTCAACATCGGAAGGCCGGGATTAAAAACAGTTGTCATTACGATACCGCGCTTTCCACCGTTACGCTGATATTCGCCGCTGAGAATGTCGCTTGATTTGCGCCAGAAATTGAAATCGTTGCGGCTGACGTTGGTCCGGCTGAAGTTTTAATATAAACCACCAAAAGCCCAAGGCCGGCGCATTCCGCGTAAATCGGCGCAAAAAATCGACCCGCTACTACATCCTCACCAGGTTGCAAGGACTCGCCGTAAGCCAGGACCGCCGCCGTGATAAGGCTTGTGATTACCGCCGAAGACGGGGCTGCTCCAAGAGAAGTGGTCGGTGTTACCTGTATTGCCACGTAAATCGGTACTGCGGTCGGTCGCGCAAAACCGATAGTTTGCGAATTGCCGGAAACATCAGTCACCGTCCCCAAAAAATTAGATGCGCCCGTATCAGAGTATGCGCTTCCAGTCCCGAAAGGAGCCGTGCTTGAATTATATCCGGCGCCGGAATAGGCCGTAATCCCTGCGGACTTCGCTTCCCAAATTTCCTGCGCTATCGCCTGCGGGTCGCCGCCAGTCACCACACAAAGAATTGAATGGGGCGGGAGACCATTCACTACTCCGTCCGTATCATTAAGTTGCACAGTGGCATAGGTAACGCCCGGCACGTCATTTATCAGCCGCGCTTGAATGGCGTCCGTATTTCCGCCTCCCGATACCGCAAGGCTATTTTGTTGCCTGAGTAACAGCGCCGCATCGGTTTCCACCGCTTGACCCACCACCGCCTCGGCGTAATTATTTGCAGCAGTCAGGCCAGATTGCGGACTAACAATAACGGTCAAGGTACAAGCCGCTTCGTCTATCGCTCCATAATTCAGGGCTTGCGCCGGAAATTCGGTCCCGATATTGATAATCGTCCCGTTCCCCCCGGTTATGCCCGATCCCGGAGCCATACCGGTTTCGGTTATTATAGCTCCGGTATTCGATGTGATCATCACGGTATCGGCGAGGCCTGATGCTCCGGTAACTACCGTGAAGGTAAAGCCTCCAAAGGCGATTGATTGCCCGGCGAGCCACGTCTGAAGCGCGGATACAAGGGCTGTTATGCTTAGCGCCGGGATAGTATAGGATGAGCTTGGTGTTCTTCCATTCAGGGTAATGTTGAAAGTATCTCCGGCTCCGACCGCCGCAACCTGTAAATAGATAGCCGTTGCGCTTACTCCGAGAGTATCGCCGCTTGCATCCGTGGTCTGGAAGGTTTCACCGTCAACTGAAGAAGCTACAATCGTTCCGGTTGAAATCGCAGTACCATCAACCCCGAAGAAAGCGATTAATGCCGTGCTTTGCGTTGCCTGAAGCCGCGTAATGCCGGTAAACTGCACCGCGTTACTCAGGCTGGCCCCACTGGCCGTCTGCGGATACTGGCTATTATAGGCGGTCTGAAAGCCTTCCCAAAGATCCATTAACGCCTTTGCCTGAACGCCGATCTCCTGCCCATAGGTTGAATCGGGCGAGGTATCAATAGGGTCGCCAGCGGTCACAGGATTGGCGTCATTGATTGCCTGATAGTTCTCGGTCAAATCGGTAATGATGTCGGTAAGACGCGGCATAACGAAACCGGTTGCTGTGATTCCAAAGCCTTTAGCGATTAAGCTCATGGGAGTGGTCCTAAATTAAGAGTTAAATTCGTGTCATTGACGGTATCGACGGAAAAAATAAGTTGCAAAGTTCGGCCCTTCGGATCGTAAATCAGGTTGAAATCGGTAATCGCCTCTACACCGGGCACTTCCATAATCGCTGCTTGGAGAATGCTTTGAATATCCCGCGTGTTCGGATTCTTTACAAGGATATTTTGATACCACTTTACTCCCTGGGTAGTATCTAAAAACCACTCACCGAAAAAAAATTGCAGGTGAATGGCGAGCTTTTGCGCTATCCATGCGTCACCGTTAATAAAATAACGGTCGCCGTTTTGCCGAAGAAATTCACCCGTTGAGGTATTTATGGCATAGTCTTTCATAAGGCCGTCGTTTTCGTCGTAGTGAATGTCCCGGCTGGTTCTGAAGTGGTGAGTATTGAGGGTGGAGCGCCAACCGATGCGTGAACATGGGCATTAAAAAAAGTGAGAAAGGCCTCCGTTACCAATTTGCTCAAGCTTCCCCCGGTTCCAAGTTCTATATCACCATTTGCCCGGATGATAATAGATTGCTCCTTGAAACGAATAAAACAATCGGTATTATTCGGCGCTTTCTGCGTATTGTTAAAACTGAAGAGACCAGGAATCGCCACGCAGTCCGTCAGGTTGTGCGTTCTCAAATCAGCCGGTGCGACCACCTGGCCCGTCCCCTTCCATTCATCCACCGATCGGGACATGAAGATAAGCAACACTCCATCACCCTTATTCAGTGGTAGGCTCGTGGACCCTTGGGATGATCCAGGCCATATTACCGGCACGTTAGAAATAACCTGGTTTGCAAGGGTATCGCCGTCTCCTGCTATTTCAAGGATTGACGGAAGTACGGAAGCCCGCACACCATCATAGCTTTCGATGATTCCGGGTAACGCTGTCCAGATACCGCGCCGCAATGTGCTGAACGCTATTTCAAGCAGGTTCGCCAGGGTCGGAGTTAATGGTATCTTCGGCATTATCCGTTCGTCCCATCTGATGGATAATCTGCATCATCAAGACTGTCTTCAGGAGCGGTTACGCCGCCTCCCTCTACGTGCTGCGTATTGCCCTTACTCGGAGTCCATGACGTATCATAGCTCATGCAGGTTAAGGTGGTTTTCCAGTCGTCGCCATGCGTATCGCCGGTGTGATGGACGTCGATAATGCGCCAGAGCGCGGTATCGTATTCCTCACTCGTAACCTCGACCACGCCGCCCGGTTCCGCGCTCGGTATCAAAAGTGATTCAACCCGTAAGCCATGGGAAGCGAGGCGGCGCTGCTTTGTCTTCTGGAAAGCCTTGAAATTGTGCTTCGCTATCTTCAGCGCGCCTTTTGTATCACGCAGTATTTCGCGCCCGATGTCCTCAATGCCTTGCGGCGATCCGATAAGCCCGGTATCCGGTGTAAGTGAGATAACCTTGTTCTGATTCGGGTGTCCGCTTACCAGAAATTGAAATTGCCCGTCCTGGATACTCCATTCAAGGCCGATATAATCGCATACGTTATCAAGCAACTGTTTTGCCATGCCGCGATAGGTGAAGCCTTGGATATAATTTGCATCAGGTAACTGTTCCCATTTCACATTTTTAACGCCGATACCGCTTTTCTTAACGATGTCTTTTATGATCTGTTTCCCTGATATTCCAGCGCCATAGCTGCAAGGAAATTTCAATTGATGCACTGTTCGGTGTCCGTCGTTCGATTCAATGGTGAGAACCGTTTCCGGGCGTTTGATTTGGGAGTTGGCAAACGTAATGTCGCCGATATAGAGCGTTCCGACATTTCCCTGGTAGCCAGCCGTCACGGTCACGGTCATGTCGGTATCGTTTACGGCTTGCCTGTTATTTTTATTCAGGTTGTAAATCTCTATTTTCCCGGTATTGTAATCACTTGTCGATGTCTTCTTTATGTCAAAAGTCATTCTCAGGTTTTGAATGAGAATGCCATCATGGCCCGGCGATCCTATAAGCGCAGAGCACTGGCGCATCCATTGAGGTATGTTTGAAGGTATGTTCATGGTAGTATAAAGTATCCTAAAATAATTCTTCCATTTACAATGTCGTCATGCCCTATTGGAATGCCAGTATCTGTCGTATCAATACACAGCATTTGCCCGCTTGTTGGCAATCCAACGTCAGGATATGGAGCAAACATATTATAGCCGATTACCAGTGGAATGCCGTTTTGAATAGGATCATCGTTCTGGTCCGTGATGTCCATAAACCAGAAATTCCCTCGGCTATTCCATGTCAAGGTAAGATTATAAAAAATATTGTCAATGACAAGTTGCTGAACGTAACAGTCCTGGGAAACGGCCTTTAGGACGGTCATGGCGTCGCCCCAATCATTGGCCCGGCAGGAGCGACTTGGAAACACGGCACCGAGTACGTCGCCGCTTGCGCATTCCCGCCATTGTACCATGCATTGAATACTGACATCGAATTGCTTGAATTGGTAAATGCTCCGGGATTCG